CAATTGGATAGCCTCGTTTGACTTGAACAGTTTGTATCCGCACTTGATGATGCAATACAATATTTCACCAGAGACTCTTATTGAGCCATCTAACTATACTGATGAAATGCGTAACATCATTTTATCCGGCGTTGATGTGAATAAGATGTTGAACCGAGATATAGATTTATCTGCATTGAAAGATGTAACTATAACTCCAAACGGACAATACTTCCGTACCGACATTCAAGGCTTCTTGCCTAAGATGTTGGAAGAAATGTATGAAGATCGCAAGAAGTTTAAGAAGTTGATGATTCAAGCGAAAAAAGAGTATGAGATCGAAAATGATGAAGTGAAAAAACTTGAGATTTATAACAGAATTTCTAGATATGACAACCTGCAACTCGCAAAGAAGGTTTCATTAAACTCCGCATATGGCGCTCTCGGCTCTAAGTACTTCCGATTCTATGATTTAAGAATGGCACTTGCAGTAACTCTTGCCGGTCAATTATCTATTCGTTGGATTGAAGGTGAATTGAATAGATATTTAAATAAGTTATTGAAGACTGAAAATGATTATGTTATCGCCGCTGATACAGATTCGATTTATCTCAACCTTGGTCCACTTGTTGATAAAGTGTATTCTGGTGAGAAAGAGGTTAATCAAGTTATCTCCTTCATGGACAAAGTCTGTGAAGATAAAATACAACCGTTTATTGATGCTAGTTATCAGAACCTTGCTTCATATGTTCATGCGTATGACCAAAAGATGCAAATGAAACGTGAGGCTCTTGCAGATAAAGGTATCTGGACTGCAAAGAAGCGTTACATTCTAAACATCTACAACAATGAAGGCGTTCAATATAAAGAACCTAAGATGAAAGTCATGGGTCTTGAAATGATTAAGTCATCTACACCTGCGGCCATCCGTGAGAAAATGCGTGAGTCAATTAAGATTATGATGCGAGGCACCGAAGAAGATATTCATGTTTTTATTGCTGACTTCAAAGAAACATTTAAACAATTGCCTCCAGAAGACATATCATTTCCTCGTGGAATGAATGGGTTGAAGGAGTATTCTGATTCTGTATCTCTATATAAGAAGGGCACACCAATTCATGTTAAAGGTGCAATCTTATATAACACAAGGCTTAAATCTCTTAAACTGGAAAAGAAATATCCTCTGATACAAGAAGGTGAAAAGATTAAATTCACCTATTTGAAGATGCCTAATCCAATTAAAGATACAGTCATTTCTTATCCATCAAGACTACCTCAAGAGTTTGGCCTTCAAGAATTTATTGATTATGATGTACAATTCAGTAAGGCGTTTCTTGATCCAATCAAAGTTGTGTTAGATTGTATGGGTTGGTCTACAGAGAAAATCAATACGTTGGAGAGTTTCTTTGCATAACATTCGCATCATCAAAACTGGAATCAATGTGTCAAAGATTTTGGCACAATTGAAAAAATATTCTAGTGATTGGGAATCACAAAAACAAATGGAAGGTGTGGGTTCTTTACTTGATATGGGATACGATGATCTTCCCGCTGGTGTATTACAATTAGTTGTGGGTGCGGTTACAAAGGCGGAAGATTATGTTGGTGATACTGAGTATTGTATAGCAACACCATCGTTTGATAAGCACACCGAAATGGTAAGATTCTTAAAACGAAACTTTAAGGAATTTGCTCGATGTGGTTTCTTATCTTTACCAGTTGGTGGCACAGTAGGTAAACATATTGATATTGGATCTTATTATCAAACTAAAGATAGATATCATCTATCAATACAAGGCCGATACAGATATATGGTGGGTGATGAAGAAGTGATTGTAGAACCAGGAACATTATTGTGGTTCAATAACAAGTTAATGCATGGTACTGAAAATATTGGTGACTGCACAAGAATTACCTTCGTATTTGATGTGCCACATTCAAAGTGGAATCCATGATTGCCGCACTTGTTAGTTTTAATAGTGTATAATGAAAAAATATATTGGAGAAATATGAGTTTACTTGATAAAATTAAAAAGAATTCAACGATCAAAGATAGTGCAATACTATCAAAGTCAAAATTCTTTACAGAAAAAGATATGGTCACAACAGGTGTGCCAATGATTAACGTGGCACTATCTGGAAAACTTGATGGTGGTCTTATTCCAGGCCTTACGATGTGGGCGGGTCCATCTAAACACTTTAAAACTGCCTTCAGTTTGTTGATGGCAAAATCGTATATGGACAAATACCCTGATGCAGTCCTTTTGTTCTATGATTCAGAGTTTGGTACACCTATCAAATACTTTGAAACATTTAAGATTGACATGGATAGGGTGTTGCATACACCATTGACTGATATCGAACAGTTGAAGTTTGATATTATGCAACAATTAGCTGAAGTGAATCGTGGTGATAAACTTATCATTATATTAGATTCGATTGGCAATCTTGCATCAAAGAAAGAAGTTGAAGATGCACTTGAAGGCAAATCTGTTGCTGATATGAGTCGTGCTAAACAAGTTAAGAGTTTGTTTAGAATGGTAACACCACACTTGAACATCAAAGATATCTCAATGGTTGTTGTCAATCACACATACAAAGAAATCGGAATGTTCCCTAAAGATATTGTCGGTGGTGGTACAGGTTCGTATTACTCTGCTGACAACATTTATATTATTGGCCGCCAACAAGAAAAAGATGGCACTGAAATTGTTGGTTACAATTTTATTATCAATGTAGAAAAATCTCGTTATGTTAAAGAAAAATCTAAAATCCCTATTTCTGTATCTTTTGATGGTGGTATTAGTAAGTACTCTGGTTTACTTGACCTTGCTATTGAATCCGGTCATGTGGTTAAACCCACCAATGGTTGGTATGCAAAGGTAAACCAATCAACTGGTGAAATTGGTGATAAGAAACGAATTGCAGATACTTCAACACCTGAGTTCATGGATCCAATTTTAAAAGATCCTAAGTTTAAAGAATTTATTAAACACAAATATGAGATTGCATATGGAAGCATTATGGGAGAAACTCCAGTTTTGGAAGAAGAAGTCGATGAAGCCTGAAGAAGATAAACATTTTAAGTTTGTTGACTTCAAAGATAGTGATATCACTGGTATAGGAATTCTTGTCGGTGATTACACGGGTGTTCTTTATCATTACACAGCTGCTAGAGTAAATAAAGAATTGGGTATACCTAAACTTGAGTTTGGGTATACCATTGTTCATGCCGGAGAACATGATATAGATGAATTGAACGATGATGATAACTTTCATACACTCATGGGTGACATACTCACAGAATTAATTATTAATAACCGATATAATGAACAGACTAGAACAAACGATTCTGAAGAACTTGATTTACAATGAGGTATACACTAGAAAAGTATTGCCATTCATTAAAGCAGATTATTTCTCTGACAACACCGAACGGATTGTTTTCAAAGAAATATTTGATTTTGTAAACAAATATAAAAATCTTCCAACACACGAATCTCTTGTAATTAATTTTACAGAGAGTAAGTCTCTAACTGAACCACAAGTAAGAGAGTCAATCGACCTTCTAAAAGAAATTCATTCTAGTAAGGATGAAAAGTCTGAAGGTCAATGGCTAATTGAACAAACTGAAAAGTTTTGTCAAGACAAGGCAATCTATAATGCGATTATGGAATCTGTTGGCATTCTTGATGACGATGGTAAAAGAAGTAAAGGTGAAATCCCACAACTTCTATCTGATGCTCTTGGTGTTACATTTGATAATAATATTGGGCATGATTACATCAATGATTCTGATTCTCGGTATGATTCATATCACAAAGTAGAATCTCGCATTCGTTTTGACCTAGACCTTTTTAACAAGATTACAAAAGGCGGTCTTCCAGTTAAGACGTTGAACATTGCTCTTGCTGGTACTGGTGTGGGTAAATCTTTGTTTATGTGCCACGTTGCGGCTGGTTGTCTATCACAAGGTCATAATGTATTGTATATCACAATGGAAATGGCCGAAGAAAAGATTGCTGAACGTATCGATGCAAATTTGCTAAATATAGATTTAGATGAACTACGAACAATCACTAAAGAAGATTACAATCGTAAATTCTCTGCACTCAAAAGCAAAACACAAGGCAAGTTAATCATCAAAGAATATCCAACTGCAAGTGCTTCTTCATTACACTTCCGTGCATTGTTGAATGACTTGGCTCTTAAAAAGAGTTTCAAACCTGATATCATCTTCATTGATTATTTAAATATCTGTTGTTCGTCTAGGATTAAACCTGGTGCAAACGTAAACAGTTATTCATACATCAAGGCAATTGCAGAAGAACTTCGTGGTCTTGCTGTTGAGAATAATCTTCCGATTGTATCTGCAACACAAACAACAAGAAGTGGTTTCTCTAACTCTGATCCAGGCCTTGAAGATACTTCTGAGTCTTTTGGTTTGCCTGCAACTGCTGACTTTATGTTTGCTCTTGTAACAAATGAAGAACTAGAACAATTGAATCAAGTACTTGTTAAACAATTGAAGAATCGTTATGGTGATCCTAATCTATACAAACGATTTGTTCTTGGCATTGATAGATCAAAGATGAGACTGTATGATGTTGAAGACTCTGCACAGAATGATATTGTTGATGCAGGTAAAGTTGAAGACAAGCCTTTGAATACATTTGGTAATCGTGAACGTAGAAAAAACTTTGATGGATTTAAAGTATGATTTTGTATGATTATCTTTTAGAGAATCGAAATTCAAATGGTGTTCCCATTCTGAATGAACAACAATGGACTCTTGTCAATGAGAAATTTGATAAAGAAACTATTGTTGCTGAATTGATTCGTCTAATTGAAACTACAAAACCACCATGCCCATTGCGTGATATTACCTATGAAGATATGCAAAGTGCCTTTTGGGCATTAACACTATCTGATTTAAAATCTACATTCCAAGAACACGATAAAGTAAAAGATATTGTGATTGAAAAGTTTGAAGATTATGGTAGAAAGTATTCTGAGCATGGTCTTGGTGTAATTCAAATGGGCTCACAATTCAATAACGTGAGTAACTATTTTCACCAAACATTAAGATATAAGTGTGATGCATGGGGATATAAATCTCCAATCTATCGTTGGGAAAACAATGATAACTTGCGTAGTGTATTT